CTCCGAATTTCTGTGCGATTGGCCTTCTCGTCGAGCTTGTCGTAGATTCGCTGGAACATATCCTCAATGTGTTTCATCCGCGAGTCGAGATCCACCCGCGCCACGTAGGTCTTGGGCAGATCGACCTCAATCTTGTGGAGGTCAGCCCGGAGGCTCTGCACCGCGCCCCAGAGCTCGCGTGCGAGCCACCCGACGATTGAGAGGGTGACACCCCCGGCGATGTTGATGAGCGTCTGGGGTTCCATGTTTTTCCTCTCCTATGCGCCGACATCACCGGCAAGGTTATTTGTAGCGGGTTCTTCGGCAACAGCAACCCACGACAGGGACGGCTCGTCCCATTCATACTCGCCACCATCGGTCGGGTATGGGGCGGGAGCCTCCCACATAACCGTCTCCTCGTTGAGAAGCCACGACGGGAACGGCTTTGGAGGGGCAAAGGCGTCCAGCGCCTCGTAATATATGAAGTCGATGCCCGCATAATTTTTGCGAAATTTTGCGGTGTAGCTGGTCTGCTTCCAAGTCGCGCCATCCCGGAACAAGCTCTCGCAAAAAGCCTGCCCAATAGGTTCTGACGCGGGAAAAGGGAAAAAATTCAGGGTTTCGTTGGACACGACGATGACTTGGGTAACGACGTTTTTGTGGTCGAGTTTTGCAAAGTGAGCCATTAGAAGGTGATGCTCCCGCTGCCGGTGAATGTGTAGATGTAGTTGCCGCCGACATCTGTCTGCGCGGGCGAGCCCGTGGTCGATGCCGCGAGCGAGAATGTGTTCGGGTAGGAGATAATTACGATGCCTGAGCCGCCAGCGCCCGCTGTGGTTCCACCACCGCCGCCGCCACCGGTATTCACTGTTCCTGTGCCGCCCGTTCCGGTAGACCCCGCCCCGCCGCCGCCCGCACCGCCCGAGCTTGTGCCAGAAGTACCGCCGCCACCACCACCACCACCCGCGTAAGTGATGCTGGCCCCGGTAATCGACGAGGCTGTCCCTGTGCCGCCGGTTCCAGCCCCACTGCCGCCACCGCCGCCGACTGCGCCAGCGCCGCCGCCGCCGCAACCTCGATACGGAGGCGCATCAATTGATCCGCCGCCGTCGTTGCCTTGAGAGGGTGACGTGGATGGCGTATTTCCTGCTCCTCCAACATTGTTCGCATGAGACCCGCCACCGCCAGACCCACCGGCTATGCCATCTTGGTCCACCGACGCGCCGCCGCCGCCGCCCGTTGACGTTATAGAAGAAAAGACAGAGTCGCTGCCGTTGCTGCCGTTGCCAGATGTAATCGCGCCGCCGCCGCCAACTGTGACGGTTATGGCGACGCCAGCCGTCACAGCAAACCCGGACGCAGTCCGGTAGCCACCAGCGCCGCCGCCGCCCGCACCCCGCCCCGGGAAAGTGTCCTTGCCACCAGCCGCGCCGCCAGCCACAACCAGATAGGTCACGGTTGGCGGGGGGCCAGACCCTCTCCCAACAAAGGTTTGAAGGATGCCAGCCATTAGGTCAGGCCCGTCCCAGAAATGTACCACAGCGTGCTGGTGACCTTGAGCGCCGTTGCCATACCGTACCGGGCCAAAGTGCGGGAACCAGTCGTGCCAGCCGGGGACAGCGTTAAGGTGTCCGTCGTGATCGCGATGGTCATATTGTTCGTTGAACTGTTCACAAAGGTGATGGCCGTGCCGATCGGGTACGCAACAGAACTGTTGGCCGGGATCGTGTATGTCGTGGCGGCCTGGGCGGCGGCCATGTAGATGTGCTTCCCGCTGTCGGTCAGGACAAGCGTGTAGTTGCCTGTCTGCGCGTTCTGCGGGATTTCAAGGTAACCAATGCTCAAGCTGGTGGGCGGGGATGTTGGCACGACAATTTTTGAAGAGATCCCGCCCGAAGAAAACTCAACAGCTAGCGTCCCGCCGGTGGTGAACCCGACATTTCCGCTCGCAGAACGGTAAAAACCCGTCGTTGAATCGCCGAGGAACGTATAGCTCGGAAGCGTGGCCGAGCCCTTCTGAACCTGTGATTGACGGCTGTTTTGGGCGGAGCTTGACATTAGGTCACCTCAAGGATTGAGGCGACAGCGTCGGTTGCGGCGCCTGCTGTGATTGACAGCACATTGCCTGTCAGCATGACGAGGCGGTTGTTGGTCGAGAGGACCGAGATATTGCTGCCCGCTGGCAATGGGGCGGCCTTCAGCAGGTTGATGGTCGTGGCGCCCTTCGTCAGGCTGACCGTGACCGTTGTGTCTGAGGCGCCATCATTGGCGACAATCAGCCCGACAACAATGCCAAGGGTGGCCGCCGGGACGGTGTAGAGGGCAGTGACGGTCGTAACGTCATTGGCCACCGCGTTCGTAAAAGCTTGAGCCATGGTGGCCTCCTTATGCCGGGGAGTTTAGCCTACTTGTTCGCCGCTGACAAAGACCAGATTGGCCTTCAAGCGTTCGTCATCAGGTGCGTGTTCAAGAGCAAGGCGGGCCTGTTCGATCGACACGTCAATCAGCCCAAGGTGCCAGGCTGCGATTGAGGCAAGGTCGTGAGCCCAATAGCCCCAAACTGCCGGGTCGCAGGTGTAGACGAGGGTCTTGTCCTTGATGGTCAGAGCCCGCATTGAGAAGGCGTAGCATTCATGCCAGCGGGCCTGCTTGTACATGAACATGGCCAGCTCGCACCAAGGTTCTCGAGTGTTGGGCGCTTCGCCAGCAGCCTGGAGGAGCCATTTCTCAGCCTCCCATGGCCGCCCGATCTCAGAGCAGGCCTTGCCGAGCAGGCGCATGGCATAGCAGCGCTCGTTCTGATGGCTGGCGGCACCCATGCCAAGATAGTGCGTCAGGGCCTTGATTGCCTCGTCCCAGCGGCTGTAAAACGTCAGCTCGCGGGCGTAATAGAAATAATGCGAGGGGTCGCTCGCGTCTTCCTTAACCGCCGCTTCCAGGAGCGGCATGTACTGGCCCCGGCTCTTGGTGGGGTCCGGGTGGTGGCTCACCAGAAGCTTGTCGGTGTGGGCATGCACCTCGGTGACGCGGGGATCCATGCGGAGATCTTCGTGGCATGGGTGATGCCAGTGGTAGCCATGGCGGCTGTGGATCTTGTGGTAAGGGAAGCTGATGCCGCAGCCCCAATCGAACAAATACCAAAGGTTCGTGGTTTCGCCCGGCACCCACAAGCGCTCGATCTCAGCGCGCCAGCCGGGCTCCAAGACTTCGTCGAGGTCAAGCGAGATGCAGACATCAATGTCCGCCGGGATAAGAGCCAGCGCCGCATTGCGCGCTAGATCAAAGCGCCAGGGGCTGATGTGAATATCATGCACGATCGCGCCAGAAAGCACGGCTTTGTCAGCCGTACCGTCTGTGCTGCCGGTGTCGGCGATGAGGATATAATCTGCGTCTTTGGCGGATTCGCAAAACCGCTCGACGAATTGCTCTTCGTTCTTGCTGATCGCATAGACGCAGATTTTCATTTTCAGTTCCAGGGCAAGGGTGGTGTCACTGGCAAGTTGGTATCCTTCTGGGCCTCAATGGCTGCGTCGCAGTCAGCGTAGGCTTTGGCAATGCCCTCCGGGCCAAGGGCGTCAGCAACCCAGCCGTTGACCTGGGCGAGCGTCAGCTCGTTGTACGGGGTAAACGGTGTGCCTGCGACATAGGTCGTATCGACCGAGCCGTAAGTCGCCGAGTTGAAAGTTCCGTCCGTTGCAGAGCACACCCACGCGATTTGATAGACGACGTTGGTCTCTCCTGCGTACTGCGGATAGGCAGTCATGCTATTAACCGCCCACTGGTAGGAATTTGTCATGGCGCGGGCTCCTCTTCGGTCGTCGGCACCGGCAGCGCGGCGTTGTAGGCGTCACAAGCGGCATGAATGCCCTCGGTGACGGTGGCGGTCTTGTACTGGGCCATGTAGCTCTCAGCGGCCCGGTTCATGACGAAATTGACGTACTGCTCGGCATCCAGCGGCCCCTCGGGGACGATGTAGCCGTCTGTGACTTGGACAGCGTAATCAGTCATTGGTCGGCTCCACGTTCTTGGCCTCAGCAGCGTCCTTGATCTTCTTGCTGAAGTGCAGCGCGGCCTCGGCAGCGGGCAGCCCCGCAGATTTCAACGCAACGTCAATTAAGTTGAGCAGGACTTGCGCTTCTTCATTGTTCAAGTCGATGGTCATTTGGTTCTCCTTTAGACGAGGCAGGGAACGCGGTATGCGGTGCCCGTGCTGTCGTAGATGGTGATGTATCCCGTTGGCACAACCACGCCGGCTGTGTAGGCCGTGTCGGTGGTCAGCTTACCTTGAATGTTGGTAAAGGCGCTGTCGTCTGCAAGGCGGGCTTGCAGGCTGGTTGTTGACCGCTTGAGGGCGGGGAACGACGAACTGACCCCGGCAAAACGGAAAAGCAGGTTACTATCTGTTCCGCCAATATATCTAAACGTAAATCCGCCTGTAGACGCCCCAAAATAGGCAATGGCATTTGAGGTAACCATTTCTACGCCTGTAAGCAGCACAACGCCGTTAGCTGCGGCAATATTTATCCGTTCAGTGCCGCCGCCATCCACAAAACTAATAGCCCGCGCGGTTCCCGAACCCGCCTTCTGCATACCAATCGTCAGCGTGTTAGCAGTCGTCGTCCAGTCAAACACCCCGCGCTCGTAGTTGCTTCCGTCAGTGTAGGTGTTGTAGGCGCGGAAGGTCTGCGCCGCAGTGCCGTTGCGCTGGGCGAGGGTGTTGGCGGCGTCGCGGTAAAGAAAAAGGTCACGGAGTGCGGAATCAGCACTTGTTGCAGAGTTTGTCCATGCGAATGGTATGCTGGAGTTAAGGGTAAATTGCCCCGCATATGTGCGGCTGTATTCCCCGCCGGGGGCACCTACAATAAGGAACGAAGGATAAAGAATACTGGGAATGGTCACGTTTTTTTGGCTGTCAATCGTCAACGCCGTTTGCAACGCATTCTGCGCCGTGCCAGAACCACCAGCAGGAGCCACTTGGAACACGATAGACCCACCAGCGCCCGTGCCAGTGCCTTGGCTTCCGGTGATCTTAAAGTCCTGACCAGCGGTGTTGGACGTGCCGGAGACGACAGACTGAACGCTCAGCGTCTGGGCTATTGGTGAGGCTGCGTCTGCGTTTCCAAAGCGGAGGTTGGCGGCTGCTTTCCACGAAATGATAGCGTCTGAGAATCCGCCAAGAGCAAGTATCTCATTATTTGAAGCGATATAAACACCGGCGAGGAAGCTAGCCGCGCTGGCAACAAAACCAGCCGCTGAAACTGCGTACCCACTTTTTTGTATGTAAAACCTGCTTACCCCACCAACCTGAAGGTCCATCAGCAACGACGTTGCGGAGCTATTCGCAAACGACGTACCAGCCGCATTGAACCTAACGCCCGTAAACGTCGTGCCCGAGCTGTTCCAAGTCTGCGCCAAGTCAATTACGGGGGCGCTGGTCGTCAGAGTTGCACCCGAAACCGTCAACGAGCGGTTCGTGTCATCCCAAGCCGTGCCGGACATGCCCGCAAAGGCACCGGCATTGTTGTACTGCACCTGCAGCGTGGAGCCGCCGGGTGACGAGCTTGCGCCTGCGGGGCCGGTCGCGCCTGTTGGCCCGGTCGTGCCGGCGCCTGTGGGACCCGTAGGCCCAACAACTGTTGAAGCCGCGCCCGTAGGTCCTGTCGGCCCGGTAGGCCCAGTTGGCCCAAAGCCGCCACTAGGGCCAGTCACGCTTGGGCCCGTAGGCCCTGTCGGCCCCGTCGTGCCCGTAGGCCCAGTCGGGCCTGTAGGTCCCTGATTGCCAAGCCCGCCGACAGGCCCGGTGGCGCCCGTAGTACCTGTGGGCCCTGTGGGGCCAGCGACAAAAGACTGCGCGCCGGTGGGCCCTGTAGGGCCTGTGGGGCCCGTGACGTTAGACGCCGCACCTGTTGGCCCAGCCACACCTGTGGGCCCTGTAGGCCCCGTGGGGCCAATATACTGGAGGAACTGGCCAAAAGAGGCGCGCTTGGTCACCCCACCCTGGACGACAATGGTCGTGTCATTAGCCGTCGGCGTTGACGCAAGCGGGAGCTGCGTGATCTTGCTCGGGATGAGGTTCGTCGGAATCATGGGGTTGTTTGTCATGGCACTAAATACCCATCACCTTCATCGTTGATGATGAAAAGATCATCATCCTGAGAGATAGTCCCGTACATTGTCAAAGCCAGCGGCGTGTCTGGGCGCGGATGCGAAAGCGAGATCCGCTCAGGCTGCCGGGCGGCAAGCCTGTATGGATCAAACTGATCCTTGTCCGCCGCGCACACAAAAAGACCCGGATAGTTTGGATCCGATTCCAGCTCATCAAGCGACATCTTCCTTGAGCACCTGGCGCATATGCCGATGCCAAAGGTTGACTTGCCGCGTGGGTCGAGAAAGAGGCTCATCGCGTGTATGGCGAAATGTTTGGGGCGAAATAAATCGGCGAGTTATCGCGCTCTTCGTCCTGCGCCATCTTGAGGGCTTCGTCAGCCGTGCCTTTGATGAGCCCCAGAAGCTGCATGTTGAACTCGGGGATCTCCATCGCCAGGCGCCAAGAAAGCTGCCACACGATCGTCTCGTACCAGCGCTGCGGGATGTCGAGCGTGTCGGTGAGCGCGCCGATGTCCATGATGTAGCGCTGGCGCCAAACGATCAGCTGGCTGAATATGTTGTTCATGTCCGTCACCGGCCAGATCTGCATGACGGGCAGGTCACGTTGCCGATCGAACCAGTACTGAAGCGGGCGCCCGCCGAACGTCTTGTTGGGCAGGTTCGTCCAGTCGTCGCGGTTCATGCGAGCGAGCGGGATTTCTGTCGGGTTGTTCCCGGCATACATTTCCGTGACGTTCAGCGTGTTGCCGCCGGTCTCGCGCATGCGGAAATACACGGAGGGGTTCGCCGGGTCGATGTCGTACCACTGCCACCGGCCAGCGACGTATGCGGTCACGCCCGGCGCCAGCACCGTGGTCCATGTCACGCCATCGGCGGAGACTTCAAAGACGATGTTGAACGATCCAGTGACGGCTTGCAGAACGCCGATCGTTGAGACCGTCGTCTCGTTGCCGTAGCCAAAGAAGATCGCCAGGTTGCCGTTCGGGGTGGTCTGGACGCACGAGGTTGCGAGATCACCGTCGAACGCAAATTCCGCAATGCCGTTCGGGTTCGAATATTGCGCGGAGCCGATCTGCCGGGTCATCCAGCGGAAATTGGCGTTCAGGATGTCCACAGTCCCATTGGGCGGCGTGATGTAAGCCTGGCCGAGATAGAGCGGCAAAATCTCTTTCTGGATGCACCAGAGAGGCACACCCTGATTGCCGAGCGCCGAGAGCTGCAAATAGAGGTTGTCTTTTGCGGAGTCGATCAGCTCAGATGTGATCTGCTGCGGTGTCAACCGACAGCGGCGGAAGGCGTGATCAATCACCTTCCGCGTTTGGAAAACTGTCGTTGAAACTGTGCCGGATACAGCCACGGGGCTTTCCTTAAAGTTGGGCGGCTCGCCGATCCAGCAAGCCCCGTGATCATATCAAATGGTCAGCAGTTTGTCTTGCCGCCCTTTTTCATCATGGCCGGGGCGGATTCAGGGTTTGCCATCGAAGCGGCCTTCGCCATACGGGCGCGGAGCTTGCCGACGTTCGGGCCACCAGGGCGCTTGGCGTTGACAGCCACGCGCGGAGCTTCAGGCTCTCCGAGGACCATCGGCCCGCGAGAGCGGCCCATGGCTGGCGCGCGGACAGCCGCAGGCATGCTCTGCAGGGGCGGGCCCTGGAGAGGCATCTGGGGCGGGATTGCAGCACCGCCTGCGGCCTTCTTCATGACCTTGCCAGCCATGGCTTCGGGGCGGACCATCTTCTTGATGAGCGCCTTGTCCATCGCAGCGTCTTCGTGCGGAGCGGGGCCGCCCTTTTTCCACGTATCAGATCCAGTTTTTTTGGCCCCCATCGCGCGGCGGATAGCCTTGCGCTGGTTCCAGTTTTCTTTGTTGATCTTGTCGTCAGAAGGCATTGGGGGAGGGTTAGGGCCGAGCCAAGGGTTGGGGGCTTCGCCGCCTTCAGCGTAGCACGCCCTGCCGCCCTTTTTGTAGTTTGAGCGGGGGGCCTCGCCGGTGACTTCGCTG